GAGACTCGCCACTCGATCCCGTCGTCGGTCGGCGCGGCGTAGGCCTCGCCGGTCTCGCCGATCAGGCCGTAGCAGCATTTGTCCGGGTCGGTGACTTCGCCCTCGGTGTCGTCGTCCGACCAGGTGACGGCGGCCGAGCTGCCGGCGTTGAGGGTCTCGGTGAGGGTGAAGCGGCGATACGTCCGCGGCAGGCGTCGGCTGCGCGCGGTCGGCTGGCCGGCGGCCAGGAAGGCCCGCTCCACGTAGAGCACGGCCCGCCAGATGCGTGCGACGGTCTCGCGGCTGAATGCGTACAGATTGGCCATCGGAGGCCCCCGGTCAAGGCTTCTCGCGTGCGGTCACCTGGACCCGGAGTCCCTCGGCGTGCGTGCCGGTCGATCCGCTGATCGCTCCGGTGATCCGGATCAGTTCCCCGTCGGCAAACGTGTGCGTCTCGGCGAGCGTGACGGCGACCGGCGTGTTTGCCGCATACGCGGCGTCGACGCCCTCGGCGGCCGCCAGGAGGCTCGACCAGGCCGTGCCGGTCCACTTCTCCACGTCGATCGTGATCGTGTTGTCGCCCGTCGGCGCAGTTTCGACGGCGATCTCGACGGCGACCAGCTCGCCGGCGTTGCGCGGGATGTGGACGATCTCCGAAAAGCCCTCGACGGCCGCGCCGACCTGAGTGGACTTACCGAAGCTGAATTCCCGCTCGACCTTCTCGGCCGCGATCGGCGCGAGCGGATCGTGCTGGACCTGGGCGTCGCCGACGGCGCCTGCTGGCAGGTGCGCCGCGCCGCGGAAGGTGACGGTGCCGGTGAATTCGTGGTTGCCGCGATGGGTGGATGGTGTACTCACGGGAGGGCTCCGTTAAGCCAATACCCCGGTGAACTGCGCGAGGAGCGAGAAGTTCATCTCGGGGTAGGGATAGAATTCGAGCATGTAGGGCGTGTCGGTCTGCTTGCCGTCCGCATCAAGGTAGACCTCGTGGTCGTCGTAGACGCCGCCTGCGTCCGTCGGCAGCAGGTCGCCCTCGCCCGTCTTGTACTGTCGACCTTTCGCCACCTCGTAGTGCGGGTGCCAGGGGATGCGGCGGAAGGCGATGACGGTCTCCATTGTGTAATAGGACCAATTGCCCTCTCGCTGGAGCTTGGACGGTACGATGTCCTCGACCTTGGCGTAGCCCGGAGCAAAGCCGAGAAACGGCGCTGTATTGACGGCGTCCTGGGCGGCGTTCATCGCGAGCGCGTTGTAATTGGTCACGTTTTTGGTGATCGTCAGGATCAGCAGGCTCAGGCGCGTTGGCGGCGGCTTCTCGAGTGGCACTCCAGCCGGGGTCCGGTACCAATTGCCGCGGCTGTCGCGCGGGAAGAAGAATTCCTCGCGACGATTCGACCAGTCGAAGACGGCAGGGCGAAGGACTGGGTTCGGCTCCACGGACTCCGGCGGGATGTTGCGATATTCGCACGTCACCTCCCAGAGCGTGTCGACGGAGCTGTCCCTGCGCGGGGTCACCGTCCGGCAGAAGCTGCCCGGGTCGTAGTCATTGCCGGTCGCGTACTCGTCGCCGACCTTGGGCACGAGCGGCGATGAAAGGATGACCGCCGGGCCGTCGTCCGGATCGTTGGTCCAGACGTTGAGCACCAGTGTATAGGCGTTTTCCCACTGGTCGTTGGCCAGGCCTTCGCCGGTGCCTCTCTTGGGTGCTACGCGGATGACTGCCATTATCGTGCCGGTGGAACCGCCTCCTTGACCACTTCCTTCTTGCCGGTGTTCCGCCGAATATCCGCGAGAAAGCGTTTCATTTCCTTCAGCGTCTGAAGGCTCGGGTCGGGCCGACCGACCATTGCCTGGTAGGACTCGAGTGAGCCGAAGCCGGAGGATTTTGCCAGGCCTCCATCGGCGGCGGCCATTGCGGGCAGTCCGCCGGGGCCGCCGAGCTTCTTGTCCTTGTCCTGGCCGTCGGCCTTCTCTTTCTCGGCCGCGGCCCGGGCCTTCGCCGCGGCCTCGCGTGCCTCGGCGTATTTCTTGCGCGCGTCGTCGAGGTCTCCGCTCGCCGAAGCGAGCCGCTCGTCGCGCTTGGCGGCAGCGTCCTTGCCCCACTGCTGGCGCGCGGCCTCGATGGCCTGGTAGCGTGCGGCGGTGGCGGCCTTGTTCGCCGCGTCGCGATCGGCGCGGCCGGTGTCGCGGCCTGCCTGCTGGCGTGCATAGTCCTGTTCGAGGTTGGCGAGCACCTCGTTGGGGTCGAGGTCGTAAAGCCAAGCGTAAACCTTGGCGAACAGTCCGGAGAGGGACTTCTCCGCGGATTTCCAGGCGTCGACGATCGAGTCGGCCACCTTCCAGAAGCCGTCCACCATCTCGGACCAGAGCCAGTTCAGCGTATCCAAGACTCCGAAGGCGGCCTGGCCCCAGATGCTCTCCAGGTCGAAGCGTAGCTCAGCCCATTGGGTACGGATCCACTCCATGCCGGTGGCCCACGCGAGCTTGATCCCGGCCCAGAGCACCTCGGCGGCGAGCGTGAGATCGCCGGCGGCCATCGCGTCGCCGATGCCTGCAAACACGTCCTGCGCGAATGTGAGAATCTCGCCGAACTTGGCGCGCACGCCGTCGAGGGCCGAGGTCATCGCTCCGGCGCCGCCGGAGACCGCCCCAGCGATTCCCTCCCAGGCCGAGGCGAGCCAGCCGCCGACGGCAAGCGCAGTCGATTTCGCCGAATCGACAATGGTGGTAAATGCGCCGGCCATCCACTGCGCGGCCTGCGCGAGCGAGTCGGCAGCCCACTGCCAGGCAGACGCGAGCGCGTTGCCGATCGCGGCCGCGGCCTCGCGTGCGGAGTATCCCGACTTGGCCCACCAGACGGCGAGACCCGCCAGCGCGGCTATGACCAGGCCGATCGGCGACACGAGGAAGCCGAGCACGGAGCCGATCGTCGAAAAGACGCCGCCGACCATGGTAACGGCGCTGGCCAGGCCGCCGAGGAGGCCCGCAAAGCCGGCGCCGATCGTGCCGACGGCAATCAGTCCGGCACCCACGCCGCTGACGATCGCGCCGAGCTTCAGCAGTGAGGCGAAAAGTGTTTTGTTCTCCTTGATCCAGGTGGTTGCCGTCGTCACCACCTTGACGATCTTCATCGTCAACTCGCCCAGCACGTCGGCCACGGAAGAGCCGGCGGCGAAAAGCCCCTGCATCAAGACACGACGGAGGATGTCGAGCTGGTCATTGAACAGCGCGGCCCGATCCGCGTCTTCTGTGGAGATTATCAGCCCGAGGTCTCGGGCCTGCTGGCGGAGCTCGGTCATCTCGTCGAGCATCGGCAGGAGCATTGTGCCGGAGCGGCCCAGGAGCATCATTGCCGCGGCCGCCTTGCGACTCGGGTCGTCGATGGCCGCGATGCCGTCGGCGATCGCCTGGAATTGCGCCTCTGGCGACAGACGCTGCAACTGCGCCACACTCAGCCCCAGCATGTTCAGCGCCTGCACTGGCGTGGAGAGTCCGCGTGCAGCGTCAGTCAGGCTCCGTTGCATCCTGCGAATTGCGGCCTCAACGGTCGTCAAGTCGGTGCCGCTCATGCCGGCGGCGAAGCTAAGCTCTGATATCGCCTCGGCGGCAATCCCCGTGCGTGCGGCCGTCTTTTGCACCGTGTCGCCGAGCGACGCAAAGACCTTGCTGGCGGCGATGATCGGGCCGGTGATCGCTGCGCCGAGGCCAAACACCTTCTTGCCTGCGGAGTTGATGTCCTTGGCCCAGGCGGAGATTCGCTTCTGCGCGGCCTTCAGGCCTTTGTAGAGCGGACCGTTCTTGGTGTAGAGCTCAACGAAGGCCTTACCGGCTCGGATGTCACTGGCGCTCGGCATGGCGGCTCACAATCACCTGGCAAAGTGCGTCGATGTTGTCTGGAGTAACCCGCATGTGCGGCTCGGTGGCCCCGGGAATTTGATCGGGGTAGTAGGGGTGAATCATCCTCGGCGTGTAGACCGGCGATCCCTCTGTCCGCCACTGGTTGGCGAGCACGGCCCAGAGTTCCGCTGCCCGATCCCAGTGTCGCCTGTCCGCGGCCTCCGCGGCGGCCCTCAGTTGCCCCCAGGTTCTTGGTCCGGGGTCAAGTCCAGCGATTCCAGCAAACTCGTAGATCTGTCGGCGAGTCTCCGCAGCTCTCTCTCGTGCGCTGAGTCTATCCTCGGATCGCGGACCGTCCGCTCCACCGTCTCCCTCGCCATCCGGTGCGTCTTGTCCAGCAGCTCCGCGAGCTTCCGCGTCGCGAGCCTCTTCGCCTCGCGGAGTTCGGGGCTCAACGTAAAATTTACGACGTCCTCCTCGAGCTTGGCGATCGACTCCCAGAGAGCCTGCCCGGTCATGGCCTCGGCGAACTGGGTGTAGCCGACGTCGATCGCCTCGGCCTGGTGGCGGATCAGCGAATACAGAATCTTGCACAGCAAGACCGGATCGGCGCGGACCTTGAATTGCAGGACCTCGCGCGGGTCCTCGGTCTCGGAGTGCATCCCGTACTCGAGCAGGTCGACGCCGACCTCGGCGCGCACCCGCTCAACCGTCTCGGAGTTGACCGCCAGGAGCCAAGTCCGCTCCTTGGCGTCGGTGAATGCCTGCATTGGTTTCCTCGCCGATTAGCTGACTTGGACCCACTGAGGGGCGATTCCCGCCCCGTCGGGTCCGTCGTAGAGCGCCAGCTCGACGCTGTACGTGACGTGTTCTTTCTCGGGCTGGGATTCCTCCCACTTGACGACCTTGAATTCCGCCCAGAGGCCAGTCACGCCCGAGGTGGCCTTGTCGCCGTTGAGAATGGCAATCGGAATCGGCTTGTTGGTGATAAAGGCCTTGTTGATTGCCTGCCTGGCCGTGTCGGTGTGTCGGTGATTGAGCGTGAGGGTCACGCGGCCGCCCCAAGCGCCGGTGTCCTCGCTTTTGTGATCGGCTCCGCGGTCCGAGGCCTCGGCGGCGTCGCGCTCGCCTGGCACGGTGATGTCCTTGGCGGATTTGATCTCCGTCAGGCCGGCCGGCGCCGCGCCCTTGTATCGGCCGCTTGTCGCATCAAGCGAGCCCCAGCTCGCGCGAGCGGTGGCGAGGTAATAGGCTTTGCAGTGTTTGCCGAGCATGGCTCAGGTCTCCTACGTGGTTTCAATCGCGGGGATTATTTCTCAGGGAGTCGCCGGCTCCACGCACTCGACCCATTCCGGTGGCACGACCGTGGCGCCCGGCACGTCATAGATGGCCAGCTCGACGCTGTACGTGACGTGTTCTTTCTCCGGCTGCGATTCCTCGAATTTCACGACGAGGAAATCGGCCCAGAGGCCGGTGACGCCGCCGACGTCCTTGTCGCCGTTGAGAATGGCCAGGGCGATCGGGGCTCGCGTGATAAACGCGGCCTCCAAGGCGACCCGCGCGTCATCGCTGGTGCGGTGGTTGAGCGTCAGGGTGAGTCGGCCGCCCCAAGCGCCGACGTCCTCCGTCTTGGCGTCTGCGCCGCGGTCGCTGGACTCCGCCGCGTCGCGCTCACCCGGTAGTGTCAAGTCCTTGACGGACTTGATCTCGTCGAGGTCTGCCGGTGCCACGTCTGTTGCGCGGCCGGTATTGCTGTTGACATCCCCCCAACTCTCGCGATCGCCCGCCGACAGGTAATAGACTTTGCAGTGTTTGCCGAGCATTGGATATCTCCTTACTCGCCGATCGAGCCGCGAAACTCATCGGCGAATCGTACGATGTTGACGTTGAGCGCCGGCCCCATGGTCGGACGCTGGGGAAAGTCGTCGCCCATATAGGCGCCGCCGTGTTCGTGCGCGCTCATCGCCTCGCCGAAGACGGCGTGGGTGAAGCCGATCACGGCGACTTCGCGGTCGCGATCGACTGCAAACAGGATCGCGTCGCCGCGTTTGCCTCTGCCTCGGGTGTGGGCCGGCTCGCCCGGTGGAGCCGCCTTCCGCGAGCGAACAACCAGCCGCCTGGCGGTCGCTCGGATCGATGCCGCTGCGTGGCCGAGCGATCGGAAGGCGCCTTGCTCGGCGCGCTTCTTCAGCACGGCCATGCGTGCGAGGTCGAGTTTTGCGTGGAAGTTAACCATCGCCTTCCGGTGGAGGGTCCGGGTCCTCCGGGTCCTCCGGGACCTCCGGGTCCTGCTTGAGCTGAATGGTGTCGGGGGTGTCCGTTTCCGTGAAATACGCGACGCGGATAATCCCCGTGAATTGATTCCACTCGTGCATGTGCTTGGGAACCCATGCCACGCGCACGGCTGGGTCGCCGGTCATCACGATTGCCGACTGGTCAAGCGCAGCGGCCAGGCGGCTCTGCGCGAACAGCCAGGTGATGATCTCCTGCTCCAGGCACATCAGGCTGTTAACGTGCTGCGTCTGGATGCGGCCGGTCTTGGAGTCTTGATGCTCTGTGCCGAACCGCATCCGGATTCCGATGTCGATCGAGTGTGTCCACGCGATCGATCCGCGATCCTGCTCCGCCGGCTCGGCCTTGACCGGCACGATATCCACGTGGAGGGTCGCGGCGTCCTCCAGCTCGAGCTGGGCGTCGTAGTTGATCTGCGGCACAAACTCCAGCGAGAAGACGGCTTTCGCCATCTCGTCGCAGAGGGCCTGTGCTACTCGCTCGATCTCGGATTGCATCGTCTACGGTCCTACTCGTCGCGTGTGGATCAGCCATTCGTCGCCGCCCGGGTCTGCCCATTCGACGGCCCGGCCGTCCGGCGCCGGCGTCACCTCGAAGGTATTCTCGACGCCGGCGATCTGCTTGGTGATCCGGTCGCCCTTGCGGGGCTCGACCGGACCTTCGCCAAACTGGTAATCCTTCCTGGCGATCACGAAATCGGTCATCTGGACCGTGATCGTGATCCCCTCGTTGTTTTCGCCGCTGTAGGTATTCAGCAGTAACTGCCCTATGACGCCCTCCGTCGTCGCACCGCCGCGGACCAACGATACCTCCCCGCCGAAAGCCTCGGCGAGGAGGTCGTTGGCTGCGGCGAAATCTGCGTCAAACGACATGGGGCAGCTCGCGAAATCAGGGTCAGGCGGCAACGTCCATCGTGCGGATCGCCAGGTGGGTCACGCGGAAGTCGCCGGGCGTGTCGTTCTTGGTCTTTTCCAGGTGGACCAGGAGCTTGAACGGGCCGGTGGCTTTGTCGAGCTTGAACGTCTTGGCGGCCAGTACGCGCGCGCCGTTGATGTAGAGCTTGATGTCGGTCAAGTCTCGTGCATCGATCCGGAAATCGAAGAACGTGTCGTCGACCGCGTTCACCAGCGTGTCGGTAGCCGCCACCTCGGTGGTCCCGTCGTCACTCTCGGCCTTGATGTCGAGCGCACTGCCATCGAGGTGGAAAAACACCGATTCGGCGATTTCGTCGGCGTCGCTCGCGTGGGTGCCGTTGGCCACGCCGACGTTGAAGTCGAGCGCGGCATCATCGCCGATGTCAAAGGCCGCCACGCGGCCCTCGGCAATGAACGGCACGCCGACCGGGATTGCGGCGGCCGACAATACGTCCACCTTCTGAATCTCGTCGGTCGCGCTCAAGGCGAGGGTCGCGCAACCGGGCGTCCACGTGAGCGACGGCGTGCCTGCCGTCTTGACGATCACGCTATCCGACCGGTCGCGGAAAATGTCGATCTGGTAGACCGGCCGCTTGTTCAGCACGACAACCACGGTCGTGTCGGCCGCTGCTGCGCCATCGACCGCAGTGCCGATCACGAAATCGGCGTCGGCGATCGCGTGGAGCGGCGTGGCCGTGTTGGCCGATCGGTCCCAGCGCAGCTCATCGCCGGGGAGAATCTCGACGTTGGCGGTCTTGGCCACGACAGCCTGGCCACCGACCTGGATTTCGACCGGGTCGCCCGCGGCGACGGCCTTGAGTCCCATCACGTACCCGGCGCGGCCGTCGGGCAATTGCACCACCTGGCCGCTGGCCAGGGCAGCAGGAGCGAGGATCGTGATCGTATCCGCGTCCTTGTATAGAGCAGCTTCGCTCATGATTTGAATCCTTTATTCGAGTTCGATCGCAAAAGTCGGAAAGGGGCGGCCGGCCGGCTGGAAAAGGAACAGCCGGCCGGCCCGGGAAACGCCGGCTATCACCCGGCGCCGGTCGAGTGGTGCAGGCCGCGGTAGTCCATCGCGGCCGCGCCGATGTCCATGTTGATGTCCCAGCTCATTCCCCACTGGCCCTGATCGAGCGAGTAGGAGCGGAGCACCGGGAGGCGGTTCGTCCCGCGGCGGTAGGCGACGCGGATCGTCCGCGGTCCGCCCGCGGAGAGGTACCACTTGGTCGCGGCGCCGGCCACGACCTTCTGCGTCAACGGGTTCCAGCAGCCGCCGGCGCCGATCCGGTCGTCGACGATCAGCGTCTCAACCGCGCCGTTGAGGATGTTGATCGTGTAGAACTGTTCCGGCGTGGCAGCCGTGGCGGCGGCCGTGAAGCCCTGCGACGTCGAGGTCAGCAGCTCCTTGGCCGTCCACTGAAGCGCCGCCGGCACGATCAGGTACCGCGGCCTGATGTTCAGCACGGCGTTGTCGGCCGTGCGGTAGGCCCCCATCGCGTCGATGGCTGCCTTGAGGCCCGCGGCGCCCAGCGCGGCGGTTGTCAGGTTCTTGTGGCCGCCGGCGGTGGTCACAGCGGTGTTGTTGAACAAGGCCCCACCGTCGGCCAGCTTCGGGTTGGCCAACAGCAGCGAATACACCAGGTCGGGCCGCAGTCGGCGAGCAGCGCTGCCCATCTCCTGAGGCATCCGCATGATCGCGCCGAGCCGGTCGTCGATCACGTCCTGCTCGTCGACAGTCCACTTGCGGGCGAATCGGGCGATCCGGTAGGTCTCGCGGCTATCGGCGAGCTGGGCGTCCGTCGCGGTCCCGCCACGGGGCAGCACGCGGAGGTTGCTCCCGCCCTCCAAAGAGATGTCCTCCTGCGTCATGAAGTTGGCCACGTCCTCGGTATCGCACCAGAGTGTCGTGTCGGGCTCCTCGTTCCAGCCCTCGACGATCTTCGCGTAGACGCTCGTGGAGAACACGTGCGCCAAGGTCCCGCCCGAGGTGGCGGCTCGCAAGGCGTCGAACGCTTCGCCCGGGTCCCAGTAGAGGCGGCCCGTGTCCTGCCTGACACACTCGCGGAGGATGTCGATTGCCGACATGCGAGCCATCCGCTGGCCGATCTCGGCTTCCTTCTCCGTGATCCGGTCCGTGGGGATCGGGTCGCGGCGGCCGGAGTGGGCGACGTGCTTGGTGGGATCGGAAATCCCGGTCGCGATCATCAGCCCGGCGGCCAGGCTGCGCGCGGTGGCGTTGATGGCCGACGGCCGCACGGTCTGCGCGGTCGGATGGTAGGGCACTTGCGCCGGATCGGTCGCGGGGCCGCGGCGGCGAACGTCGCCGAGGAACTCCTGCGAGGCCCGGGCCATATCCCAGCCCTCGTCAATCGCGCGCTGCCGCAGCTCGGGCGACACGTCGGTCCCGGCCAGCCTGGTGATCTCGCGGACACGGTCGCGCTCGGCGGCCACGGCTCGCCGCGCGGCTTCCTCCACGGTGGGCGGAGGCTCGGGCGGATCCGCCGGTGGCGTGGGGGCGGGGGGCGTCGGTGTCGGGGCCGGGGCCGGAGGATCGGCCGGCGGCGCCGGGTCGGTCCGCGTGGTCTCGGCGGTGATCGCGTCGGCGCGAGCCCGCTGGTCGCCAGTGAGTCCGGCCAGGAAGGTCTGCGCCTCGGCGTCCGTCGCTTCGGCGCGGAGTCCGATCGACTCCAGGTAGGCACGTAGTTTCGGGGGCATGTTAACGTCTCCGTGAAAATGATCGCCCCGAATCTTGCTGCGCGAGTCTGCGCCGATCGGGACCAAAGAAACCTCTCGCAACTCCCACTGGGTCGTGACTCGTAACGTGCGACCCTTGGCGGTGTACGTCTTGCCGGCGACCACGGCCGACTGGCCTGGTCGGATATCGGTGTACTTGATCGAGCGATAGCCTGCCGACACGTCGCGGATGTGGCCGCCGCGGACCTTCTGCCAGGCCCTCTCAGCGTCCGGATCGCCCTCGGCGAAATAGAGTCTGCCGGTGGCCTCGTGCTTGCCGACCGTGATGTTTCGCGCCGACCCGAAAATGTCATCGAGCGAATAGCGCGAGTGGTTGGCCAACATCGGCACGCGATCGGGAATCGACGCGCCGTCCATGCGGAGGACCTCGTCGACGATCTCGCCCGTGCGGTAGTCGTAGACGGTGACCGGCTGGTCCGTCGCAATCACGGCCTCGACGGATCGCGTCGCTTCGTCGGCCGATTCTGAGCGGAGGCAGAATGCACGCTCAGTCAGGTCGAGCGCGGCGGCGGGCGTTTCGCGGATCGTCAGGCGGTCAGGCATTGGTCTAGCTCTCCTTGGATGCATTGGCGCGCGGTTTTCGGCGGTCTTCATCAGCCTGGTCCTCATCGTCCGCGGCGGCTGGCTGTCCAGGCGTTGCCGCGGGACCCAGCATGTAGGACGGCAGGGCGAGCCCGGCGGCCTCAAACTTTCGCTGCTCGCGTGCCAGCGTGCCGATGTGCGTGTCGATGGAGACGCCGCGCTCGGCCAACTCGGCGGTCAGGCTCGACTGCCGGGTTGCCAGCCGCTTCTCGCCGGCCGCGGCTTCCTTGAGCGGATCGACGTGTGGCCTCGCCGGCCAGGTCCACTGGTAGCTGACGTTGGGCGGCGGGTTGCGGAGGATCGGGTTGGAGAATCGGGCCTCCGCCAGCACGATATCCACCAGGCGGTTCAGCGTGCCGTAGGACCGCTCGGTCCCGGAGATCGTGTACTGGAGGAACTGGACGAACCGCGCCCAGCCCTGGCCGTCGAACCGGGCCGACGAGTAGTTGTGCCGCGATGCGTCGAGCCGCGTGATCAGCAGGGGCATTGCCATCGGGCGACCGATCTCCCGCTGTTTCTCCGCGCGATAGTCGGGGTACTGGACAGGCGGCAAGGTGGCAGGGTAAACGAACGGCTTCCACCCGGGCGGCGCCATCTTGATCGTGCGCCGTTCGACCGTGGATGTCTCCGGCGTCATCCATGGTTCGTCGGGGTTTTCGGTGTAGAGCAAACCGCTCTGATCGGCCATCTGCCGCGCGGCGTCCTGGACCTGGTCGTCGTAGTCGCGGAGGTCCGCGGCCGTTTGGAGCGACGGTGTCAGCCACGGGAACCCGCGGGCTTGACCCTCTTCGTCGACCATGTACTCGTGGATCACCAGGTCGGCCGGCCACGGCTCGCTGATCGTGCCGAGTCCGTCGGGCGACATGCGATTGAACCAGTAGCGCGCGGGCCGGTCGAACTGCGTCGACGTGAACTCGACCCCCATAATCACCCGGGGGTCTCCGGCGCGATCGAGCGGGCTCTCCAGGTCACGCGGGTGCTTGGGCCGGAGCCGCATCTTGACCGGGCCGGGGGCGGCCGGGTCGGTGGCGATCTGCGCGAGGAACTCGCCGCAGCGGGGCAGGTTCTTGACCCAGAGCCTGAGCAGCGCCGCGCCGGACATGTTCGGCCGGAAGGTCGGCGCGCGGAACCACTCGCGCCAGACGGCCTCCGCGGCGTTGTTGTAGTCCTCACTCTCGCTCTGGACCTCGAGCGTAGGACCGTCGGGCCCGACCACGTCGTCGGCCAGCGTGTTCACCATGCCGGCGATCGTGCCGTTCTGCTTCCACTCGTAGATGGCTCTTCCGCGGATGGTCGCGAGCTGCTCAGCGATCCACTCGTTGATCGGCCGGTCCTGGTTGTCGGCCATTTGCCAATGGGCTTGATTGAGCCGCGTGGTCTCGCTGGCCTCCCAGTGCCTGGCCATCCAGACGGGCATCGACTCGTATTGGGTGCCGCCGGCGCCGGAGACGGCGACCAGGTGGTTGCCGTCGGCGTCCAGGACTCGGCTCTTGCGGATCGTGCTCGCCATCATCCCCTCCCCGCCCGAGCGTAGACGACTTTGGACGACCGGAAGGGGCCGCCGGATTGGACGGCGGAGGCCTTGGCGAGCCGCTGGCAATTCGAGATGAATCGCTCGATCGACGCGCCGTCATTCCATGAGATGGCCTGCGAGCCCGAGCCCAGCGAGCGCGTCAGATTCGGCGTTGTGCCGAGCAGCATCTGCGCTTTCACGGCGGCGGCGATCGCGGCGGTGTAGTTGCCGGCGTCGAGGGCGGCCGTGGCGGCGGCGTACAGGGCTTGGAGGTCGGCGATACTCATGCTGTCGAGTATCGCACGGAGTCAATTGTTCGCGAGTAGGCTGTTTTACTGATTCAGTAAACAACTTTGGCAGCGGACTTTCGCGCAACGGGGCTGGACAAATCGTCGAAAGACATTCGTCCGGCGCACGGTTTGTCCGGCGCGATGAGCGGAATAGCCTTGATTTGTCGAGCTTTGCCGCGAACAGATGCGCTGGACGGAATTCTGTGCGCACTGTTTTTCGGCGCACGGTTTGTCCGGCGCGGTCAAACTGGCATTTCTCAAGAAATGGCCGGGTCAGGTCTTCCGCGTGTCGACCGACTTGAATCCGGCGAGGCAGGCGGCGCACTCGTGGTACCGAATCTTGGGGCTGCCCGGTTTCGGCTTGGGTGAGGAGGTGACCCGCACGTCGGGGCTGCCACACTCCGGACACGCTCGGACCGGGTAGGCGGTGTCCTTGGGCGGCGGGGCCGCGGCAGCCGGCGGATCGTCGTCGGCGGCCATAACTGCGCCGACGGCCTTGGGGTCCAGGCCCCGGAAGGTGAAGACCTGGCCGCAGTGGTTGCAGCGGGCCCGGCCGGTTGCTGTCGCTCGCGCGTACCAGCTTGTCGGATCGACGACCGGCATTTGCAGGATACGAGAATCCCGGCAGCCGCAGCGGGGACATGAGGGGCCATCGGCGAGTTGGAGCACTGGCCCAAATGTCACGGCTGCGCCTCCTGCTCAATTGGCTCGCGGCGGCGCGTTCGTCGGCCCTGCTCCTGCGCGGCGAACCATCCGCCAGGCTGCACACCGGATTTCGCCGTCGCCAGCGTCCAGGCCCGATGTCCGGCGGCGCACGCATAGGCCGAGGCGTCCAGGTAGTGGTTCGCGCGGCGGACCGGCTCCCAGATCGTCACGCGGCCGCGGGTCGGGTGATCGATCTCCTTGGGTCGCTCGGCGTCGATATGTTTGGAAAATCGCTGGTGCTCGTTTGCCGGCGCGAGGAAGAGCAGCAGAGCGCCGGACTGGTCCTCCGGCCTGCCCAGGCGGTCGCGCACGTCCGTCTTCCACACGTCGCTGTTGAGGTGGACCAGGTCAACCTTGTGCTCGCGTTGGCGCGCGAAATGGTAATCTCGGCCGATGATCCGAATCTCGCGCGTCTTCTTGGTCGGGGCCCTGTAGACGCGATCGGTCTGCTGGAGGTAGCCGTAGCCTTTCGTCGGCCAGAAGCGGCCGCGGTGCTCGGGCGCGCGGCAGAATGCGTATATTTCGGGCTGCGTGACTTCCCAGCCGGAGTCGATCCAGACCTGGCCGGGGACCATCGGGTCGGCCGCGCCCTGCACGGTGTAGCCTGCCATGAGCAGGTCCCGCAGCTCGCGGAGCGCGACCTTCGCGGCCCAATTGATGCCGAGGCTGTCGGCGTCGGCCTCGACCACTCCGTAGTCGATCACGTGGCCGGTGGTGTCCGGCAGCCAGGCGATCGAGACGTAATGCAGGAGGTACTTGCCGACGTCGACGCCGACGGAGATTGCGACCGTCTCGGCCGGGGCCTGGCCGCGCGGCAGTCGGCTGGTGCGCCGCTTGAGCTGCTCCGGGTCGATCGGCGCGATGTCGATCTCTTTCGGCTCGAACGGCAGGCCCCACCAGAATTGCAGCAGTTCCTTCTCGCCGTCCTCCTCGTCGGCTCCGGCCGCAACGGAGAATTCCTTCGCGCCGATCGTTCCCGAGCGCCAGAACAGATTGTTGAAGGCGTTCCACCTGAATCCCAGCGTTGCGGTCTCGACCGGCTTGCCGTGAATCTCGCCGTCCGGACCGATCTCCTGGCCGGCGTGGATCAGCTTGGCCGATTGATTCATCCGCCGGCGCTGTGCCTCGGTCCAGGGTTTGGCACATTCGGCGCACTCGAAGAAGGCCTTGCGGCTGGCATCCGCTGCGCCGGTTGCCTCCTGCCAGCCCTTGAGATTCTCGCGCTCGGGGGTTTGCCACTTGCCGCAATGGGGACACTCGCAGACGATCCGGCTCTGGGTGCCGCCGGCGTACTCGAGCCAGATCCGGCCCTCGTCGTGGGTCGGCGTGCATTCGAGGAAGATGCGCCGATCGTCGTCGAAGGCCAGCGTGCGGGCCTCCATCTGGCCGACGGGGCCGGTCTCCTTCGACGCGGCGCCGGCCGTGTCGTACTTGTCCACCTCGGTGAGACACGCGATCCGGGCGGTGAAGCTGCTGCGCTTGGCGTCGCTGCCGGTCCCCGACATGAACTTGAGCGTGGCCCCGTTGCCGAACTCGATCGCCTCGGGTGTGCCTCCCTTGCTCCCCTTGCCTTTGGTCGGCAATAGGCTTGCGTACCTGGTCAGCTCGATGACGGGCAGGATCTCCTTGCTCCACTTATCGGCCGCCGTCGCGTGCATGTCGGGGACGCCGGCGATACAGGTCTCGCCGAGCTCGAACAGCGTGTAAACGATCGGCAAGACCCAGGTCTGGAGCGACTTGCCGGACTGGACGCAGCCGACGGCTGCAACCCGCGTCCACTGGCCGGAGTCGATCGCATCGAAGAGCAGGCCTGCGAAAGGCTGCCGGCTTACCCGATAGGGCAATCCCTGATACGGTCCCTCGGGGATGTAGATTTCAGCCTCGGCGAATTCGCGCAGGGTCCGACGTCGCCGCGGCTCGGCGTGGGTCAGGCAGAATAGCCATTCCTCACGCGCGGGCGTGCTGAGGGTGGCGAGCGGGTTGTCGGCGTGCGTGGTCATGCGTCGGCTGTGTCGAGGCTCTCGATGTCTCTGCGGATCGTGCGGATCATGTCGCGGACCAGGTCGGCGGCCTCGGTCCCGTGGTGTTTTGCGAGCGTTTCAATCGTCCGCCGGCAATGGCCGGCGATCCGTTCGAAGACCAGGTGAACTTCAGTCCGCGGGATGAGGTTGCGGCGGAGCGTCGCCAACTCCAGCTCCGCCAGCTCGGCCTTGGCCACGCGGTAGCGTGTGAGCGCGTGGTCCTTGCTCCCCGAGAGCATCGGGTCGGCAGTGGCCCTCCGCTGCTCGTCGCGCCATGCGGCGATCTGGTCGAGGTCGTAGGCGCCCGGCTGGCCCGGGCAGCCCGCCCCCATCCACGTGGCCACGGTCCGCAAGTGGACGCCGAAGTGCTCGGCGACCTGGTCGCGCGTCTTGACGATCCGCGGCGATTCTGCGATCCCCTCGGAGACAAGCCACGCGCGGACCTCGACGGCGTCGTAGACGTGGCGGCGTCCATCGCGCCGGTATGGCAGGCCGCGTTTCTTCCACGCGACCAGGCGCTGCGGCGTGATTCCCAGGGCTGCACAGAGTTCTTCGGCGGTCATTCATTGGCCACGAGGCGCAGGCCGGCCAGGGGATTGGCAGGCTCACGCGACACCTCCTCGGTTGTGCTGGGTGCTGGTGCTGGGGCCGTGGCTCGCGGGGCGTCGGGGTACAGCCCGAGCAGCTTGTTCAGCTCCTTTTGGATCGCCAGGCAGGCCTTGTAGTCCTGGATCGATTCCGACTTGACGTAGAGCTGATGGAGCCGAGCGGTCGCGCGGCCCAGCTCCTCCTCCTGGACGTAGTTGGCTGCCTCGATGAGCTCGCCGGTCGCCCGGTCGATCAGCCCCTCGGCCTCGGCCTGGTCGAGCCCGATCTTCTCGCTGGTTAGTGCCAGCATGAGCGCGTTGCGGTCGCGGATTGTCGCCCGGAGCGCTACGACGGTCTGGTACTGCGTGAGCTTGTCGCGATTGATCGCGGCGCCGAGTTGGGTCACGTCTCGCCGGTCTCCTTGTCTTCCTTGATCTTGGCCAGGCTCTCATCGAACCAGCGGACCCGGGCCATCCGGCGGCGGCCGTCGAGGCGGATCGCCCGCGCGTCCGGTTGGGCCTCCGTCTCCACGTCGCCGGCCTCTGAGTCGACCATGTGGGCGGCCAGCGCGGCCCCGTCGATCA